CTACCACTCGATTTTTGTGTTCACCAGGTAGGCGTCATATTTGGCAATGGCATTGTCGGCTGTTCGGTCGGTCGGCATGCCGTAATGCTCCAGCACCGTGTTGATTGTACGCAGTGAGTGCAGGGTGATCGACTGGATTTCAGGGATGGTGCACCCGGCCTCGTACAGGCGCGTGATCGCCGTGTCGCGCAGGTCGCGGAATTCAAGCGATCGCAGGCCCTTGATGAGCGCTGTTTCGTCTTTGGTCAGCTGACGGGCATGTGCTTCCTGTTCGATGGTCTTGACGGCCAGCATGCGGTGATCCGCCACCTCGTGCCGGAATGTGTATTTCTGATAGGGCATCCATGTGCCCTCGCGCAGGATGACATATTCGGCAATGCGTTTTGCCTTGCGGTTACGGCGCTTGATCTCGATCAGCCGTGCACGTGCGGCGCGGGTTAAGCGGATAGACACTCGTGCGTCTGTCTTTTGCGTGCGGATGGTGATGCGGTTTTTTTCAATGTCTCGCCAGGTGAGGTTGAGGATATCGCCCTGGCGCAATCCCGTGTGGGTTGCCAGCACGATCGCATCCGCCAGGCTGTGGCGGTTGGCCAGGTCGCAGGTGGTAATCCAGCTTTGCAGCTCTGCCGGACTGGCAACGCGCAGGCGCGGTGCTGATTTCCGGCGGGTCACATAGTTGACGGGGTTCACAGCGATCAGGTTTTTTTTGACGGCCCAGGTGAACATGGCCCCTGTAACCGCAATCACGCCGTTTGCTGTGGCGAGGCCGCGCGTTTCGCGCCATTTGCGATAGGCCATTTGCAACAGACTGTCTTCGCCATAGTCGGGATCGTTTGGGCCTGCTGGCAAAAGGGTTTCTGGCATTTTATCGCCCGCCCAGTCGATCAACACTCGGAGCTTTGATTTATATTCGGCCTGCGTGTTCGGGCGCAGGTCCAGAAAGACTTCCGATTTCTGATAGCGTTCCACCAGGCTGAGAATGGTTTTGGGCGCCACCTCGCGGCGGGTGGTGCGTTGCGCGTCTGACACGCCCACCACCCTGTCACCTGTGCGCCAAGCTGCAACCTGGTTGTTGATCTTTTCCGCGCGATCGATGCTGGCCGCGCGGCCCAGGTAGCGGCCCATTGGATCTTTGAGGTCCTGGCCTTTCCAGCCAGCCTTGCGCAATACGGGTGATGGCTCCCAACGGGGGCGACCGTCGCGCCATTTCCACCCGGCGGGCATGATTCCCTGTTTTCTGATTTTGCGTTTTGCCATGGGCTTTCCCTGTGGGGTTATGAGGCATCGAAATGCCGATGGGCGTCAACCGGCGGTGCGTGCCGGTTCGCCGTCGCGTGCAATGGTCCAGGCGCGATCCACCAGGTCATTGCCGAACACGGGGCGCATGGTGTTGGCCATGCGAATAACGTCATCCGGGCGCATAGTCTGCGTGGCGGCAGTCGAGCCGCGGCGCAGGACCTCGGCCACCAGGGTGGCGGTTGAGGTTTCAGATAGGGTGGTCATTGGGGTTTACCTTTCAGGTCTTGGCGGGCAACCTTGGTGTACATGTCGAGAAGCGTGTCTAAAGCCTCCACGAGCAATGTGTCGTCTTCATCACCAACGCAGTGCGCCGCCTCAATATGCTCCTGGACCGCTGTTAGGGCATCAGGTGTCAGCCGGACCTCAAATGCACTCTCCAGCTCTATCACGCGGTGATTAAGGCGGGTGATTTCATCGCGGTACATGGGGAGCGCTTGATGTAAAAGCTCAATATGAGCCGTATCGATCGGCTCCCCCGCCGCCACAATGTAACCGGCCTTAGTCAGGGCTTCGAGGGCGGCGGTCAGTGCTGCCTCCATAACCCCCCTATCATTCCATCGCACGCCTTTTACGGTGGCAGCCACAGCGGCCTCAACCACGGCATCGCTCAGCAGGGGGTGGGTCAGCCACATGGATCTGGTTCCTTCGCTTTGGGTTGAGCTGCGCGCCAGGTGGCGTATTCACGCAGTAGGGTGATGGCTGTCGCCAGGTGAAACACGGCACGGGTGCCGGTGTAGTGTTCGCGGAAATCTTCTTGCCCGATCGCAGCTAGCGTGGCGCTGGCGTCATTGGCCAGGGCGTGAATTTCATCGGGGGTCATGGCTTTTGCCCTAATCTTGCGAGCGGAATGGGGCCATATCCAGTGCAATATTTAACGGTCAATTGTCGGCGGATTTCAGCTACAGCAGCTTCTAACAAAGACAATTCATCCGTCTGAAAAATTATTGCCGTCTGAAAAATTATTGGGGGGGTGGGCTTGGTTGATCCTATTCGGGTGTGAGTAAGGGAAACCCATCCCGGGGCTTGGTTGTCGATATCGATCTCGAATCGCCCAATGACTGTCACAGCACACCCCCTTCCACACTGGTGATGGCGGCGCGGGCTTCTGCGCCCGTCGCCTTGGCGATGGTCTTACGGGCACCTATGAGCTGCGCGGATTTAGGCAACTGCACTTCTAAAAAATCAGCGCAGTTTTTCAGCTCAGCCAGCAAATCCGGCGCGGTGGCAATCAGGTTAGCATCGGCCTCGTTATATTCCCCACGCTTATCATCAACGCGCCGGTGCCCGTCCGGTGTTTCGCGCAGGATTGCAAACCTGCCTGTGTGCACCAGCCTTTTAGCGATCCATGGACCTGGTGTGCGATTGGTGTTCATACCTGCACCTCTTCGATTTGAACCCAAAGGCCAGGTGTGCACCCGCCGCCATCGATGTGAACGAAACCGTTGAGGATCTTTTCCGTGACTACGTGTGGCCATTTGAACGCTGCATGCAGGGCCAGCAGTTCGGTGGAGATATTCGGTTGATTGGCGAGGTCTGCGCTGGCCAGCCGGACCAGATCGGTGATGATCGTGTTGTTCGGATCCAGCTTGAGTAGGGTCAATGTCGCGGCAACCGCGCGCACCGGCGATGCGATGCCGGTGGTAAGGTGATCGGGCAGTGCAACAGATGCCCCGCCTGCCGTTGCCCATTGGGCTAGCCCGCCGTCTTTTTGCGGCGGACTTAGGCCATGGGGGGGGGTGTCTGCTTCAAGCCACCCTTCTGAAATCTGCTGCGCCGTTAACGGCGGCTGGCTGCGATGATCCATCCGATTTTCTCCGGGTTTCGTGGTTGCTTGGCGTCGCGGGATGCGGCGCGGTGGTTTGTGCAGTAGGGGCGATCTTTTTCGGCGGGTGCGCCGCAAATCAGCATGTCGGCCCCGGTGCGCTCGCCCACGGGCCATTTGCAGCTGCAGGGGGCGGCAGTTGCCAGCGTGACGTTGCCGTGGCTGATTTCGGGATCACGCTTAAGGGCGGGTGGTGGTGGCGCTGTTCGAGCTGGCCGTGGGGGTAGTTGCACAACAACCCGTCGCGGTTTTGGCTGCGGTTTTGGCAGCGCCAAGGCTGAAGCCGGTTTGCGAGGTGTGCTGGCGGATCGGCGTTGCAGGCCCAGTCTGTGCGCCTTGCCAATGACGGCATTGCGGGTGAAGCCGGTGCCGAGGCGTTGGGCAATTTGAGATGCGCTGAGCCCCTGAGCCCATAGAATTTTGAGAAGATTGGTGTGATCGTCGGCCCAGGTGTCGCTCATGCTGCGCGCTCCTGTGGTTCTGCTGTCGGCGGGGTCGAGATTTCGTGCAGCCAATCCACGTTGCCGTCGAGGCAGTAGCCCAACCCGCACAGGGTTAAGACGTAAACGGGGGCCTTTTGCACTTTCAGCTTGTGCCGGACTTTGCACATCAGCACGTCGATGACCTTGATCGATGGCGCCGAGTGATCGCGCTGCCAATACAGGTGTTCGTACAGGGTTTTTTTCGACACACCGCCCGTGCCGGCACGTCCTGATTTCAGACGGATGATGTTGAAGAGCCCGGCTTCGGTCGGCGAGAATTTAAAGCGCAGCATATAGACCGCGACGGGATAATCTTGTGGGGTGATCAGATTTTGCAGCGATCGAAGCTGCGCCACCTGTGTGTCGATCACCTCTTGCATGGTGGCGATATCGCGCTGCAGGGCGCGGATGGTGATTTGATCGGGGGTCATAGCCATTGCGGATACCCCGTGCATTTGGTGATGACGTGCGCAGCGATGAAAGCGGCTGCGGCCAGAAACAAATGCGCGGGGTTGGCGAGTAAGCCCCACATGGCGGCGGATACGCCCGCCGCCAGAGTGATGTGATAGAGGATCGGGGTCATGCTGCATCTCCGAGGCGGCGCAAAAGGTCGGCCTTGTCGCGCGTGGTTGATACGGTGACGGGGGGCTGTTGCGTGCGGCGCAGCTTCCAGGCCAGAACGGCGTCACGATCCCATTTGGGGCTGCCGAACACCGTGAATGGCGCGGGGAAGCCCTCGTTTTTGGTGAGGTCGTGACGGCGCTTGCGGAACGTGTCGTAGTGCATGTCCAGCTCTGCCGCGATGGCGTGCATATCCATTGACGGCATGGGTCACCCGTTCAGATGAGGTGCAATCGCAGCGGCGGTGATGCCGCGCACATAAGCCAATTTTGTGATGTTGCCCGCCCGATCCACGGCATCGATGGCGGTGCGTGCAAAGCGCACGTCGGTGAGGTTGTTGATGGCGCGTGCCCGTAAGGTGGATCCGTCGGGTGCCATGCGCTGCAGGCGGTTGATGAGATAGCCAAGGCTGCTGGTGCTGGCGATCAGGGCAAGGTCCAGGCGGATCAAATCGTATGGGCCGGGATTGGTGATGACCGTGGCTTTGATGTCCGGACGGTGGATGGATGGTGCTGATTGCATGTGATGCTCCCTCTGATGCATCACCCGCTTTTGTCCTTGTCTTGGGGACCCGCGCACCATTGCGCACGGACGAAAGCGGGTGACTGGGAGAGAATATGGAAATAATTTCCACATTGTCAAATCAAAAGTAGAAATTTCCGGAAAATAAATCCAACCCTTCTAGAAGAGGCTCTGAAATCAATGAGTTGAGGCCTAGGGTCCTGCTGCAGAAGATTGCTCCTCGATCCACGTTAGGCAGCCCTCGTAAAATGAATTGTTGGTGTCGACTGGGCAGTCGTCCGCCGATCCGATCTCGTTATAGGCAGCCCAGTCGTAACCCGCGCTATGGCCAGAGCAATCCCGCGTGCAGGGGTAATCGCCGAAAGTGAGCATGGGCCCCTGAACGATCATGGTTTCACGCGGCAGGACAACGTGATGGACGCGGGTGGGGCAGCCGGGCCAAATCACATCCGGCAGCGGCGCTGCCCAGGGAAGGATCATCTGCGGCCATTTCGGTGGTGGCGGCATGGCAAACTCGGGATTGAACGGGTGGAGCCAGCATGGTGGCTGTGGCGTAGTTGCTGGGGGTTGTTGGCAAGCCGATGTCGCCAAGGCGACAATCAGAAGTGCGCGGCGGATCATCCCCGGCCCACAACCGCATGGATAGCCTTGATCTCTTTTAGAGCTAAGGGAATTTCTTTTTCAGGGTTGAGCTGTCGAACAAAAACCGTGCTGCCGTCGCCCTTGGCATACTGCTTGATGTAAGCCCCGCCATCTTTCATTTCGATGATGCAATCCTGCCCGCGCCTGGGGTGTTGGTTGCGGATGCAATAGGCGATCTCACCCGGCTCAAACCGGGGGGACATACTTTCGTTGATCACGCGCAGCGCAAAGGGTTCTTTCTTACCCACCTGATTCGGATGCATGGGCACATATTCATCAGGCGTTGCATCATCCATGTAGACCGGCCCGGACGGGTCACTGCCCATTGCCGTACCGTATACAGGGCAAAGCTGCGGTCGCCCGGTGTAGCCAAAGGCAACGTAGGATGGATCGTTTGCCGGTGATTCGAATTTCGGCATTCGCTCGGCTTGATCAAAGAAAACTTGGATCTTCGGAAGTTCTGAGGCGAGCACGCGGCGGCTGCCGTTCAAAATTTTAGCGACGGTTGACGTGTCAATGCTGAGGGCTTCGGCAAAGCGTGTGCGTGCTCCCCGGCCCAAGTCATCTAAGCGATTTTTGATCTCTAAGGGATCCATAGAGGGCATAATCGGAAAATTTATCCGGATCGCGCTATTGACGAATTTTCCCAAATCTGTTCCCTTATGTGGAGAAAGTTTCCGGATTTATTTTCCATATACGGAGCTGTTTACAAAATGTCAAATGAGTTAATAGCAAGTAACACTCCGGTTGCGCGTGTCATTGCCGCGCTGGGTGATATTAAGACTGTTGCCTACGTCTGCGATCTTACGACTGAGGCGGTTCGTAAGTGGCCCCTGCCGCGCGAGCGGGGTGGCCAAGGCGGGCTTGTGCCGTCTCGCTACCATGAAGACCTGCTCAATTATGCCAAACACCACTCGAAGGCTCTCACCTTCGCTGACTTTGCCCCGCCGGGGGTTGATCTGTGATGGGGCGCACACCTGGCGAAATATTGATTGCGGGCGCGCACCGGGCGGTTTTGGCCCCCCGTGATGCAGGGGCAGCGGCGCATTTGCGTGACGCCCTGGATCGCATCGGCCCGAATGAAGCGGCTGCGGACCATATGAATGGGCTGCAGGTGTTTTTGGCGCTGCATGTCTATGCCCGCTGGTGGGTGACGCTGATCCCGCCCATGCGGGTTCGATATGCGCCCGCGCTGGAAGCGCTGGCCGATGCAGCGCTGGAGATTGTTTGTGCGCGGCCCCTGCAACCCTATCGCGCTGATCTGGAGGGGTGATGCCACGATTGAGCCTGTCCCCCCTGATGGCGCGCGCGGCGTACGAGGTCGCGGCGACGCTGTATGCGATGGACGCAGGGGTGGATGCGGGTTTGATCCTGGCCCCATGCGCGGCACACACACGGGGCGCGCCGCGCAGGCCGCGTGCTGTGACCGAAGCGCGGGGGGTGGCGTTGTACGTGACCACGGTCAGCCTGAACCTGGGGCGCATGAGCATGGCGCGCGCCGCCGGTGTCAGCCATGCCGCGATCAGCCAGATGATGGGGCGGATCGAGGATCGGCGTGATGATCCTGCATTTGATGCCTGCCTGCATCGGATTGAGCTGGGGGTGATCCATGCCGCCGCATGATGATACGGGCACACTTAAGGCCATGCTGACGGGCCGGATCCGCGACCTGGTTGCCGACCTGGCCCCCGGCGGTAAGTGGGTGGGCCGGACCTATACCGCAGCCAACCCCACCCGTGCGGAAAAGCGCGGGGAATCGTTCGTTGTGTGGGCGAATGGGGCCTGGAAGGAATACGACGCGGGCGACACGGACAAGGGCGACGTCTTTGACCTGATCGCCTATTGCCAGGCTGGCCCCGGAAAATACCGATCGCCTGAGGCGCGGAAGGCCGCGTTCCGGTGGGCGCGATCCTATGTTGGGATGGATGGCCCCGCCGGGCGACGCCCGAAGATGGATCGGGCTGCCGTGGACCAGGCGGCGGCGGATCGAGCGGCGCAGGGGTTGATCGAAGAACGCGCGCGCCAGGCGCGGCAAATCAAGGGTGCGAATGCGGCGTTTTTGCACGCGCAACCGACCGTTGAGGATACGGTGGCAGAACGGTACCTGGCCATGCGCAGCATTGATTTGAGCGTGTTGCCGCCATTGCGCGCGCTGCGGTTTCACCCAGAGCTGCCCTATGTCCACGGTGATTTCAAAACCAAGTTCCCGGCGATCATCGCGGCCATGAGCGGCCCGCTGGATGGCATACAGGCGGTGCATCGCACCTACCTGGCCCCTGATGGGCGGGGAAAAGCGCCGGTGCCGCCTGGTTGTCCTGCCAAGAAGATGATGGGCGTGGCGCGCGGTGCTGCCGTGCGGATTACCCGTGGTGCAACCGGGTTGAGGCCTGAGGTCGCCGGGGCGCGCGGTATCCGCGAAATGCTGGTGCTGACCGAGGGCATTGAGGACGCGTTGTCCGTGGCTATGGCCCGCCCAGATTTGCGCATTTGGGCTGCAGGATCGCTGGCCGGGCTGGCGTCTGTGCAATTGCCCGCCTGCGCCGACCATGTGGTTGTGATCGCTGACAACGATTGGCAAAGCCCCGCCGCGCAAGCGGGGCTGGATAAAGCGATTGCCACCCTGCAGGCCCAGGGGGTGGCGGTTTCTGTGGGCCGATCGCCGATCGGCAAGGATGTGAACGACTGTCTTAGGGCTTCATCATGAACGGGAGGATACAAATGTTAACCCACGAACAAGTTGAGAGTATTGCCATCGCGGCTGCAGGCCAAGCGATGGCGGCGGTGATCGGGCCGAAGGCTGAGGTCACGGTGTTCGCTGAGGCGGTTGAGACCACGCCGGGCACCGAAGTGGCGCGAGAGAACCCCGCCCCTGTTGAGCCTGTCAGTGATCCTGCCAAAGAGGGGGAGAGCGCACCGGATCAGCCGGTTGAGCCTGTCAAGGAGGGCGAAGATTCGCCCCCTTCCGGGACTGAGCCCGAATCGGATGGCGAGACCGCCACTGAAGGTCCGGGCGATACGGCTCCGGCTGGTGTCACGCTCGATTTCACTGGTGCGTATGAGTTTGCGCGCCTGAACGACTTTCCACCAGCCGAAGCCGTTTGGTTGCAAATTACGCCCCGAAAGCTGCGGGGTGATGGCTGGAAGGCTGTCAGCGCCGCCGAACATGTGGGTGTAATGACCTTTACCGCCGTGGCGCAGGCATTGCAGCGCCTGGTCACGCCGCCAGAGAGCATAACCGGTCGCCATGTGCCGTCCCGCCCGCCTGAGGTTAAGACCTTCGGTAAGCCAGGGCGGTTGCTGAGGGGGTTGAAGCCCTTGGCGGCGGTTAAGGGCGAAAAAAAGACGCCGCGCGCCTGTAAAAAATCCAAGAACCAGTAGGGTTATATCATGCCACCAAGAGGGGGCGCAAAAGGCGTGGGCGAGATCGTGGCCCACGCCAAGCCCACACGTATTGTCGAAAATCCACTGGACCCGATCGATCCGGCGCCGGGGTATGCCAATTTGCATGGCGTCAAGCCGGGTGCCTGGAAAGAGGCGGGCCTGGTGGATGAGTTCGGGTTGCCCAAGGGCTGCCCTGTGCGGCCTGTCGGGGTGTGCGATGACCTGTTTTTCTTCATCGATACGCTAGGGCAGTTGCGGTCTCTCAAGCCCATTGAGTTTGGTCAAAAGCACCTGACGGGGCTGTTCGCTGGCCGCTCGAATTTTCTGTATTGGGCGTGGCCGCGCATGACCAAGGACGGGACGGTGGATAATTTCCGCGCGGAGTTGGTGACAAAGGATTTGCAGGACGCCTGCGCCAGGCGCGGGCTGTTCACCAACATGGCGCGTGTGCGCGGGCGGGGTGCCTGGCGCGGGGACGATGGCGATTTGATCCTGCACTGTGGAGACAAGGTGTGGGCTGGTGGGCATTGGATTTTACCGGGGGAGCATGCCGGGTCTGTCTACCCCGCGCGACCAGGTGTGCCGGGGCCTATGGAGCAAGAGGCTGATACAAAGGCCGCTGACGATATGCTGGCGCTGTTGCAGACCTGGAATTGGGTGCGCGCCATCGATGCCCGGCTGATGTTGGGGTGGATCGCGGCGGCGATGCTGGGCGGTGCCCTGCGCTGGCGGCCCGCGATCTGGATCACGGGCGACAAGGCCACGGGGAAATCGACGCTGCAAAGCGTGATCGCCGGTGTGATGGGGGGCGCGATCGTGTCCACAACCGACACGACGGCGGCGGGTATCTATCAATCCATCGGTTTTGACAGCCTGCCGGTGGCGGTGGACGAAATCGAAGCCAAGGCTGACAACAGGCGCGCGCAGGCGGTTGTGGAGCTGTTCAGGGTGGCCGCGTCGGGCGGTTTGATGCTGCGCGGCGGGTCTGAGCACAAGGGGGTATCGTTCAACGCGCGCAGTTGCTTTGCCTTCAGTTCAATCAATGCCGCACCGCTGAGGGCACAGGATCGATCACGGATGGCCATGCTAACCTTGCGATCCCTCACCCATTCTGGCCAAGCACCGAAAATCGAGGTCGAGTGGCTGGTGGCCACCGGGAGACTGTTCCTGCGCCGCCTGCTGGACCAGTGGTGGCGGTTCGATGAGACATTTGAGAGTTACCGCCACGAGCTGGCGCAGGTCGGCCATGACGCGCGTGGGCAGGACACATTTGGCACGCTGCTCGCCTGCGCGGATCTGCTGTTGGCGGATGAATATTCCATCGCCGGGGCCAGTACCATCGCAGCAGGGATGCGGGCCGAGGGCATGGCCGAGTATGAGGACGCACTGCCCAATTGGAAGCTGTGCATTCAGCATGTCATGAGCACCACACCCCGAAGTTGGGAGCAGAGCCCTAAAATCTCGGTCGGCAAGCTGCTGCAGGGGTTCAACGATGGCATAGAGGGCCGCGAGCTGGCCGTGTGCCGCAATTTGCTGGCGCGTGCTGGTCTTGGGCTGAGTAAACCTACGGTGGCCGGTGAGCGATGGGCGCTGTTCGTCCCCAACTCGCACCCGCAGCTGTACAAGCTGTTTGAGGGCACCGACTGGCAGGGATCGCCCGGTGTGCCCGGCATATGGGCGCACGCGCTGCGCCAAGGTCCGCCGGAATGGTGGCGAGAGTGCCGGGAATACATCGACGGGTCACAGGTGCGCGGCACGGCCATGCTGTTCGATGCGTTCCTGGACGACACGCCCTATGACCAGCGCAACGGCGGGGGTGACGACTGATGCAAACCCTTATCCTGCAAGAGATACCCACACCCGATCACGGGGCCTTGCGTCTGATATTACGGAACCCACAGCCGGCCTATGCTGAAAAGGTTCAGCGGGGCGGGGCCGATTACAAGACACGGGTTTGGGGGGCTGTCTTGTTCGTGTCTTGTACTAAGTGGTTGAAAGAGCTGATGAAATCGGAAAATAAGACAAACAAGACAACAAGACAGCAGGATACGCGTAATGTGCACGCGCGCGCGTGTATAGGGGGTTGCTGTCTTGTTGTCTTGTTTGTCTTAAATTACTATTCAGTTATAAAAAACAATAGGTTAGCACAAGACACGAACAAGACAGGATCGGGTGGTGCTGTCTTATTTTCCGATTTCCAATTAAATATCAGGGGTTTAGGCTTATGAGCGATCCTAAAACCGGGGCGAATGCAGCGCACACGGCGCTGCAGCAGGAAATGTTCACGACGCCCGCCGGGGCGGACGGTGGCCGGGGCGCTGGTCGCCCGCCGGGGGCCACGAACAAGCGCACGCGCGAGTTGGTGGGCCTGATTGCCACCACGTATGGCGGCACGCCTGCAGAGAAGATCGCCCGGTTCGTGTTCGTCGATGAGAAAACAGAGCTTTTGGAGCGCGCCAAGGTGCTGGCGAAGGATCTGAACTGCAAGCCGGTCGAGGCTCTGCGGATCATCCTCGACCTGGCTAAGGAATTGCTTCCCTACTGCCACCAGAAACTGCCCCTGGCGATCGAGGGGGTGGGTGCTGCCCCCATCGTGCTGGCGCAGAACGTGGCTGTGTGGGCGGGCCAAGGGCCGTCCGCAGGCACTGCAGCGGGCCGTGAAATTCTGGATGCGCGCCCTCTGAATATGCGCGCCTCAACCCCAGAAAAAACAACGACTTATGAGGTTTCAGATTGTGAAGTCGGAAATGAGAAGTCGGAAACGGACGGGGAGGCGTTGAAATGATTGAGCTTTTCACCATTGCCGCATCAGATACGTCATCAGGTGCGCTAGCCATGTCCCCCGCGCGGATCGTGCGCGAAGAGGGGGGTGCATCGGTGCGCTCAGAAAAAGCATGGGGGGGGGTGTCACGCGCCCGCCCGGCTGCGCGGGGGACCCCCCTTCGACAAGCGGCGACGGCGGGGGGCCGCCCCCCCATTCATAGCACTTTTTTCCAGATTTCAATCCTGCCTGCTGTGGACGCGCGGGGGCGGGATACAAAGGCGGACGGAGGGTTTGGGGAATGACCGATGCCAACGGATTGAATTGGCGTGAATGGGCCCCGCCGGGGCCGATATCGGCGGCGTTCGTGGCGTCTGACGCTCCCATCAAGGCCTTAATAGGACCTTACGGTTCTGGCAAAACCACCACCTGTCTGCATGCGGCAATTTTGAACGCTCGGCGCATGCCAATGTGCAAGGATGGTGTTCGGCGATATAAGGCACTGGCGGTGCGGGACACCTATCCTCAGCTGTACAGCAACCTAGTCTCGACCTGGCAGCAATGGTTCCGGGCCAAGGATGGCAGTTGGACCGGCTCGTCTAATCGGCCTGTAAAGCACGAGCTGACATTTGAGGACGAGTATGGCCTGGTTGAATTCACCCTGGATATGGTCGCGATTGGGGACGCCAATGCGAAGGATATCCTTGACGGATATGAGCCCACCGATATTTTTTTGAATGCTGCCGGATCGCTGTCGGAAGAAGTTTTGATCTATGCCATCGGGCGCAAGGGCCGCTTTCCAGCACGGCGGCTGCTGATGGATGGGTATAGCACACCGTCGCAAATTCTGATCGACGCGAACAAAACCGATGTCGATCACTGGGTTTACAAGCGGTGTGTTGAGACCAGGGAAATTGAGCTGTTCGATTTACCTGGCGGCATGGATCCAGGGGCAGAAAACGCCGATAAGCTGCCCGACACGTACTATTCCGATATGGTGAAATTCAATGCCTCGCAGCCGTGGTGGATTGATATCAATGTCCACAACAAGTGGGGATATTCGCGTGAGGGGCGCCCTGTTTTTGGGCACCTATTCAACGAGCGGCTGCATGTTTCACCAGCCCCCCTGAAGGCATTGCCGGGGCTGCCGCTTGAATTGGGACTTGATGCCGGCACGGCCACTGGTGGGCAGCCTGCAGCCGTGATCGGGCAGCGCACGCCTAGTGGCCAGGCCCGCGTGCTGGCAATTTATGCACCGGGTGTGGCGGGACCGAAGCGGTTTGCGAATGGCCTGGTTGAGCTTTTGACGGCCAAATTTCCAGGCGCGCGCCTTGGTGCTGTGTGGTGCGATCCTGCAGCATTTGGCGGGGTCGATGCGGAAGGTGGTGAGGTTGGTTGGGTGGAGGCCGTTCAGGATATCCTTGGGGCAGTGATCCGGGCGGCCCCAACGAACGAGTTGCATCTGCGCTTACAGTCGGTCGAAGACCAATTGACGCGTTTGATTGATGGTCATGCAGCGGCGCTTTTGATTTCCTGTGATTGCGGTCATTTGATCAAGGGTATGGCTTCGCATTATCGGTTCAAGAAAAAACACGGCACAGAGGGCGTGTTTTCGGCACAGCCCGACAAAAATGAATACAGCCACGTCGCGGACGCTTTGCAGTACTGGCTTTCAGCGTCTGTGGGCCGTGCGGCACTGATCCGTGGGCGGCCTGGCGCTGACCTTCGCAGGGGGCCAGCGGCACCGCGCCGCGGCGATTTTGACGTCTTCAGCACATGATGCAGCTCGTTACCCCTGCCCCGCTTGATGTGTTCGGTGCCGCGCTCAGTGACACTGGTGGGACGCGTGTTCTTCGCCGTCGAACGTGGGGGCGGTTTATCACTCAGGCAGCGGGCAGTGAAACATACGCCCTGGTCAATGCGGCGGGAGAGCCGTTGGCTGGTGGTGGTTTTTGGCCAGACCCTGAAACGGGCTGGCTGCATGTCTGGTTTGTTTTGACGCCCCGGGGCCGCACCTGCGTTCGTCTGGTGGTGCGTGTCGCGCGCGCCCTGCTGGTTTACGTCGCGGCGCAGACGCGTCCGCAGCCCATTGTGAGTTTTAATTACGGAACCTCGGCCAATGAGAAACTGGCGGCTCTCGTGGGGTTCAGGCCAATCCCTGACGATCCTGATGGTCTTTGCGTGTGGGTGGGAACATGAGCAGCCTGTTTAAGCCGAAAGCGAAGCGCAATCCTGAATTGGAGGCGGCACAGAATCGCGAGATGGAACGCGCGGCACGTGAGCGCGCACAAAATGAGCAAGCCCTTGAGGGAAGCCGTCGCCGATCGATGATCGGCGGACGGCAATCAATTTTGACATATGCCGGAACCGGCGATTTGGGTGTGAAAGACGTGATGGGCGCACAATGACTGATGGTCACGCCTATAGCCTTAAGGACCTGAAGCGTCGTTGTGATGACGCATACACACGGAATGATCGATACCGATCTGATTTGGACCAGGCTTATGAGTTTGCCTTGCCGTATCGCAAGCCTGTATCGGGCTCTTCATCGCGCGGTACACATGCTGAGGGTGCATCTCGGACGGACCGCGTTTTTGACAACACTGCAGAAACCAGCCTGACCCGATTTGCCGGACGGTTATTGACGGATTTGACGCCGCCCTTTCAGCCGTTTTTCAAGCTGGAAGCTGGTCCTATGGTGCCGAAGGACCAGCGCGAGGGAATTGATATATTTCTCGCAGAGGTCACGGACGTTCTGCATGCAGCCTTGCGTGCCTCGAACTTTGAGAGTGCCGTCACTGAGATGTATTTTGATTTGGCCTTTGGTACCGGCGCCATGTGGGTTGGCGCGGGCGATGATGATGAATTGATAGAATTCATAACGGTTTTTGCGCCGGACGTGGCGTTAGAAGAGGGCCCAACGGGCCGCGTTGAAGGCATTCATTGGAAACGAGATCTGAGGCCAGAAGATATTCAACGGTTGTGGCCAAAGGGTGATCTGTCAAAGAAAATCCTTGATGCTATCGAAAAGAAAAGCACTAAGCCCATTTGTTTGAGCCAATCAACCATTTATGATCCAGATAAAAAAGTTTGGCGGTTGTTTGTTTTTGAGTGTTCAAACAATACCGCCGCAAAATTTATTCATGAAGAAGAGTTCAAAAGCTGCCCATGGCTAACCCCCCGGTTCACAAAAACGCCGGGTGAAGTACGCGGGCGCGGCCCCGTATTGACGGCGCTGCCTGCGAGTAAGACCGCCAACAAGGTTGTGGAGTTGACCTTGAAAAATGCAGCCTTTGCTATGCTCGGGCTATGGACGGCAGTTGATGACGGGGTGTTTAACCCTGATATGGCGCGCGTGGTGCCGGGCGAAATGCTGAAGGTTGCGCGCAATGGCGGACCGTTTGGTCCATCCATTAAAACCCTTGATAGCCCTCGGTCATTTGATGTTTCAAATTTGGTGCTGCAGGATATGCGTGAGCAAGTTCGCGGTCCTTTGATGGATCGCCCCCTGCCGTCCAATACGGGTGCGGTGCGATCGGCAACTGAAATTATTGAGAAGGCAAAACTGAATACTCGTGATTATGCAGGGGTATTTGGTCGCTTGGTGCGTGAAATCGTGGTGCCGTTGGCGCGCCGCTTGATCGAAATCATGGGTGGAAAAAAGCTGCTGCCCATCCCGGAAGGTGTAAAAATCACTATTGATGAACTGCTTGTGCGGGTTCAAGTCACCTCGCCGCTGGCCGGTGCCCAGGCTGCGGAAGAGGCGGGTAAAATCGTTGATTGGCTGAGCATGAGTTTGTCCTTGGTGGGCAAAGAAGTCACGATGCTGTCGGCTAAGGTCGAAGATATACCCGCAAAGCTGGCCAAGTTGGGCGGTATCGATCCCGAATTGTCGCGCACCGTGCAGGAGCGTGGCGATTTGCAAAAAATGGTCGCGCAGATAATGGCTTCCTCTGCGGAGGCACAAGGTTTGCCGCCTGAAGCGGGCGCGCAGGCCGCCTTACAAACATTGACTGGCGGGGGGGCTGCTGCGTGACAAGCACAGAACGTTTGATTGATGCTATCGGCCAGGGTTTCGGTGAAAATGGATGGGAAGGCCTTGAAAAATTTGGCTTGTCCCCTGAACAGCAAGTCGCCCGCGATCATGCGCGCTCTGATTTAAGCGCTGCCGCTGCGCGGGTCTATGCCACCCCAGATGGGGCTAAGCTGATCAATTGGCTGGTTGAGCAAACCCTTGATCGCGCCACGTGGGTGGGTGGTGGCTTTACCCCGCTGGATCAAATTTCGACCTATGGCCTGTTTCGTGAGGGCCAGAATTCTATCGCCGCGTCCATCCTGAAAGCTATTCACGAGGGGCGCAATCCACCAACCGACAGAGGAGAGCTGTCATGACTGATCAAGGTTCAAGTGAAGGTGCTGCGGACGCTGGTGCCGCTGCGGACAAGGGTGTGACTGGCGCCGCGGCTGAGGGGGCCGCTGTGGTGGATGCGGGCGCGCAGGCAGATGGGGCGGCAAATGGTTCTGAAGCCAGTGACACGCCGTCCGGCGCGGACTTACCCCGTCTGGAATTTCTGCCACCCGAAATTTATGAGGGCAAAAGTGCGCAGGAGCAGTTCGAGGCCTTGGCCAAAAACTGGAAGTTACTGCGCGATAAGCTTGCGACCAATGCCGGTGCACCAAAATCTGCTGATGAGTACAGTTACGAGCTGGCCGATGATGTGAAAGAATTGGCAGGCGATATTCCGGCTGATGATCCCGCCATTCAGGTTTTGCGTGAAGAGGCGCACGCTGCTGGCCTGAGTGGTGATCAGTTTAAAACTCTCGTTCCCAAGCTGATTGAACGGTTTGCGAAGGAGGGGATTTTTTCGGACCCCATTGATTACAAAAAAGAGATTGAAAAGCTGGGGGGGAAGGAATCGGCGCTGAAGCGCACCTATAAAATTTCGCAGATGGGTGACAAGCTTTTGGCGGAAAAGCAAATTGATAAAACGATGCGTGAAGAGCTTGAAAGCCTGAACAGTACGGCTGCAGGTGTAAAGCTGGTCGAATTTCTGCTGGGCGGGAAAGAACACGGCCTGCAGGCTGGGGCGGGCACTCCGGCGGGCGGCTTCACGAAGGAACAGCTTGATGAGATGGTGGCGGATGAGCGCTATGACACCAGTAGCCCAAAATATGACAAGGCCTTCCGGGCGGATGTCGAGGAAAAATTCAAGCGGTTTTATGCAAAGTGATTTGATCTGAAATTACGGAACGAGGGGGCGGCGTAGGGTTGGTGCAGCGAAGGTATCACCCACGCCACCTTGGAGACCCCGGCCCAGCCGGTGAGACCCGCCGGTGAAGTGGCCTAAGCCCCAGCGATCATGAACAACCAATGGAGCATTACCATGACGCAACAGGCGAGCAACTCTTACCGCGAGGAATTCATTTCCGGCGCGAAACACAAATTCCAGGCAACGGGCTGGCTGCTGAAGCCGATGACTCGCCGGGAATCGAGCATTAAAGGCGATCAAGCGCACTTCACCCTGGTCGGCACCGGTGAGGCGACTGAAAAAGGCCGCTTTGATAACGTGACCCCCATGAACGGTTCGACGGAGAAAAAATCCGTCACGCTGAAACCGTATTTCGCGGGTGATTATTCGGCTGTGACCGATCTCGATAGGATGACCCACAACGAGAAGGACACCATTCAGGCTACGGCAGCCAAGGGTCTTGGTCGTAAGGCTGATAAATTGACCACGGCTGCAATTGCTGCTGCCACACCTGGTTCTACGGTTGGCGACTATAGCACCGGCATGACCTTGGCCCTGGCGCTGGACGCCTGCGCCACGCTGCAGGCCAAAATCGATACGTGGGATGGGCAAGTCTATTGCGCCTGTACTGCGCGCGCCTTCAATCAGTTGTTGGCTTATGAGCAGTTTTCGAATTCGCAGTGGGTTGGTGGAGATTTGTCCTTCACCAAGGTGACGCAGGCAAAATTCTGGAACGGCGTGAACTGGTTTGTTGCGCCGGATAATTACCTTCCCTTGGCCAGCTCGGATGACCGTAAGTTGCATATGTGGCACCGCGATGCTGTTGGCGTTGCCGTGAACGAGGAGATGCAGAACGACATTTCCTGGATCGCAGAAAAGGCGTGTTGGTTTGTCAACTCGTGGATGGATATGGGCGCGCTGGTTTTGGAAACGGACGGCCTCTTGAATATCCATATCGACAATGACAGCGCAATGATCCCTGCCTGATAGGGTGCTGATCCCTACCTGATAGGGTGCTCTACAACTTTGTGAAGGAGAAAAACTATGGCGTACTCTGCAGCGGGCCTTAAAAAATTGGGTGCTGGCGGTTCCATTTCCAGTGGGGCCGGTTCCGTAAAAAACGTCTTTCACTATGCAACGAATGACGCGGCGAACGTGGTTGAAGCGTCGAATTATTTCAACAGTGCAGTCAATCTGTTCAGCGATGGTGCTGGAGATATCATCATCGCATCGTTGGATTGCGACGGTACTCCGGCAACTAAGACCTATGTGGTCGTGGCAAGCCAGAGCGCGGGCACGGTGGCTTTGACCCCAGAGGTCGATGCAACCTGATTGGCTGGGCGGGTGGTTTTGTGGGGTGTTTTGCGCCCGCGATGTCGCCCGCCCTTTTTTATAGGGGGCTGTGATGCCGTTGCTTGATTCTGAAGCTGTGGCGGTTTGCAACGAGGCCCTTGTTAGGTGCCGCGCTACCCCTTTGCAAGATTTTAACGCAGTTGCACCAGGTGTGGCGCAGTGCAGGACACTGTATCTGCCGCATGTTGAATGGTGTATTTCTGCCCATCCCTGGCGATTTGTGATGCATGTGCGCCAGCTTGCGCGCGTTGTCGATGCGCCTGTGGCATTCTGGCCCTATGCCTATAAATTACCGTCTGACCGCCTGGGGGTCATTCAGGCGGCTTATACGCAACCTGATTTGAAAAGATCCACCCGCGATTTTGATGTGCAGGGCGATGAATTGCTGGCGCGCGCAGATGCTGTGTGGGTTGAGTATTTCCGTGATGTGCCCCCGGCGGGCTGGCCGTCATATTTCAGAGAGTTTGTGGTTGTGTCGCTGTCCTCTAAGTTGGCGCATGCTGTACGGGCGGATGAAGGGTTGTCAGCGCAATTAAAGCGAGAAGCGTTCGGCGCGGCCAACGAGAATGGCCGAGGCGGCTTGTTTGGGGTGGCCGTTGCGCGTGATGCGCAAGCGGCACCGTCCCGGCCATTCCTGCAGGGTGATGGCCCTCTTCTGGATGCCCGGAGGTAGATGATGCGCCGGGTTAAGACAGCACAGTTCAATTTCAATGCCGGGGTGGTCGATGCGCGGATCGTGCCGCGCGAGGATCTGAAGTACACCTATAACGGTGTCGCCGAGGGCCGCAACGTGGTGTTTATGCCTCAGGGCGGTGTGACCCTGCGGCCAGGGCAAGCCACAATTGATCGCGCGCGCCACGTCCTGGAAGAGATCGATCTGAGCGGGGCGACTGTGACGGCGGGCGCGCAGGTGCCGGGACCATTGACGCTATCCGGCACGGTTGGTGTCGCGCCGGATGAGCCCGATCCCTATCCCGATGAGGATATACTGGGGGGGTTCGCGCTGTGAGCGGTTACGAAATCGATGGTATCAGTGTTGCGGCATTGAACACCGCGCTCGATCCTGTGCTGGTCACGGTGGATTTTGGCGCGCCGGTCGCTGTGTACCTGGTCGATTTAATTGATCTGGCGGTAAGTGGCGCAGCTGTCGCCGCAGCGATCCGTGTGGAATATGAGGCTGCCGGGAGTGTCTGGACGGCGTTTGGCCCGTCTTTTGGTGTCGGGCTGGTCACGCGCACGCGCCGTGCCGGCATTGGCCCTAGGCGGTCAATTACGGCTCAGAAGTGGCGGGTGAAGCTCGTCGGGCTGGCCAGCCTTTCCGGGCGGTCATTGGCGCTGGGGGGTGTGCGGTTTTGGCGTGAGGGGGCGGAGCTGTCAGCGGTGCGCGAAGCGGCGTTGCCATTTTCACTCGATCAACGCTATCGCCTTATTCTGACGGATCGTAACGCTGAGATTTACCGCAATCGCGTGCGTGTCGGATCGGCACCATTGCCACACTTCGGTACGCAGCTTGCGCGCGTCAACCGTGCCGCCGAGTTGGATACGATGCTTTTGTTCCATGAGGATGTTCCACCAACGCGGCTGCAGCGCCAAGGAGATCATCACGAATGGGACGTGCGGGATGTGAGTTTTGAGAATGTCCCGTTGTACCAGTATCCGAACGTGACCTATGTCAACGGCGTTGATGAGGTGCAAGATATTTTCTTTCGCAGCTACAATAATCTCGATCTCTTCAACCTGACTGCGGGCGGTGAAACCACAAGTTCGATCACTTATTCCAGCACCACGGCAACGACTGCTGCCAACATTCAAGCCGCTTTGGAAGCGCTGAATGGTATTGGGGCGGGCAATGTCACTGTATCCTGGACTGGTAGCGCTTACCGCGTGACATTTGTGGCTGATGCAGGCCAGCGCGACTGGGGTGAGATGACCGGTGGCACGCTTGGTGCTGCAACCGGACGTGTTGAGGCCTCCACCATCACGCAGGGCAAGACTGGCGGTGAAGCGATTATGAGTGCTTCGCGGGGCTGGCCTGGCGCTGGCACGTTTGGGCAAGGCCGGTTGTGGCTCTCGGGTCTTAAAAGCCGCCCATCCGTTTTGATAGGGTCTGTTGTCAACTCGCCCTTTGATCTGAATATCGAGCTTAACACCTCTGAAGCTGCGCTGTTGCTGACCCCCAATACGGAAGAAATCATACAGATGCGGCAGGTGTTTTTCATGCGCCATATGCTGCTTTTTTCTTCAACTTCTGAATTTTACATTGATGGGCGTGTGATAGCCAGCGGTGAAAGTTATGCCATTCAAAATACCGGGCGGCGCGGTTGGCAACACTGGCTGCCAGTGATTGAAGTTGATGGGGCCGTATTGTTCGTCGAGCGTGGCGGGCAGGCCCTGCGTGAATATATTTACGACGACGCGGAGCAATCGTATAAAGCCAACCCAATCTCTGTTCTGGCCCCCCACCTGATGCGCGCGCCGCTGGATCTGGCGATTGTGCGGTCATCTATCGCCGCGAAGGCAGACTTGCTTTTGATGGCCAACACTGGTGGCTCCGCAACCGCGCTGACCACGTTGAGATCCGAGAACGTCACGGCCTTTTCGGATTGGTCAACCGTCGGAAGCTATGTTGCTGTTGGTGCTGATCCCCATGGTGACATGATCGTTGTTGTGCGCCGCGAATTGGCCGGGGTCACTGAAAATTGGGTCGAGGCGATTGACGAGCGGTTCTTGTTCGACGCTGCGGTTCGCCGTGTTTTGGATGACAGCGACACGATTTCCGGTCTTGGTCATCTTGAGGGTGAAAGCGTTTATGTAAGCGCCGAGGGTGATGTTTTCGGACCTTTTGAGGTCGAGGGCGCGGCCATCACCCTGCCCTATCCTGTCAGCGGGAATGTGGATGTGGGCTTTCGGGTTGTGCCCTATGTGAAAATGCTGCCGATCAAGGCGGATGTTGACGGGTCCGTTATGGGAGATATCAAGGGTATATCGGGCGCTGTTCTGTCATTATACAATACAGGATCAATAACAGTTCAGGCCAATGACGATGTTGTTTTTGATGTTGACCTGCGCCAGTACGATATTGACGCCTTGGACACACCTATGATGGATCGGTTGTTTACGGGCGAAAAGCAACTCGACGGATTTTTAGGGTACAGCACGGATGGTGCCTTTGCGATCAGCCAAGCGCGGCCAGGCCCTTTTACCCTGCGCGCTCTAAAATTGTTTGTGGAGGTTTAAATGGCGCAGATGATCGCGGCTGTTTTTGCGAAAATCGTTGTCGGCGCAAAGGTGGCCGCCGCGGCGGCAGGCGTCGGGGGCAGCACTGCGACCGCTGCCACGACGAGCGCAAAACTCTTATCAGTGCTGCATGCGGGCACAACGGCGGCATCAACCATTGCCGGTTTTGTAGGCCAGCGCGCAAAGGCGCAGGCCCTGGCGCAGGAGGGGTATCAAGAGCGTTTGAATGCTACGCAGGAGGTGATCCAGGGCGAGCAAAGACAAAACGAAACGCAGCGCCGCCTTTTGGAAACGCTGGCAAACCAAAATGTTGCTTTCGCCGCTGCCGGGATTGACACCGCATCTGGCACGCCACAGGCGGCCCGTGCAGCCGCCATACAGGACGCAGAGCGTGAGTTGAGCGTGTCGCGTGATGACGCTGTTGTGCGTGCATCCATTCGTCGCGCCAAGGGCCGCGCGCTGGCACGGGAGGCGCGTGCAATGGGGGTGTCATCCACCACAGAGCTGAGCGCAGGCCTGGGTAATGCTTATGTGGAGTACGCACGCCGTGGATAAAAAAATCCCCCTTGCCGCCCCCAAATTTCAACGTACGGGGGCGTTGTCTCAGGATCTGCCCCAGGTTGATTACACAGCCTTTGCAGGTGCAGGCGCGGCCCATATTGCCAATACACTGGCGGGATCTGCTGCTGAAATTGGTAAATGGGCGGATGAGGCAACAGTCGCCGAAGCTCAAAAAGAGGGCGCGCGAGATGGCCTAGACCCGGAATTTCGGCCAAGCGCTGACAATACCTTGCGTGCGCGGGCATATAACGCCACAGCCATTCGTATTTTTGCCGAGAACCTGGACGTTGATACAACGGCGAAGGCCGATGCGATCGCGCTGGATAAAGGGCATGATCCAAAAGCATTGAGCGAGGGTCTCGATAAGCTTCGCGATGGGGTGCTCTCCACCCTGTTTGATGAAGCCAAGCCGGAGTTTGAGCAGCGGTTTGCTCGGCTCCGGCTTGGATATGAACGCGATGCGGCGCGCAACGTGTTTAAGGCGACACAAGAGGCCTCGGGGGCTGCGCTGCAGAGCATGATTGCAGACCGCAGCCGTGCGATTGAGCACATGGGGTTCACCCTCGGCCTGGATGCAACAGCCGATGCCACATTGCAAAATGAGCTGACGGATTTTGAGGGGCGTCTTTTAAGTTATGGCCCGAAAGAAGGGTTTACCTATGGTGGCAAGGAATACGCGCCAGACGCCATGCGAGCTGGTGTGTTGGGCCTGGATAAAATCGCCACTCTGTCAGCCGGTGCAAAAACAACAGTTGCTGCCGCGCGCCTGCGTGGCGCTTTCGAGCGGTTGCCTGGGGTAGCTGCCAAAGAGCGTTATCTGGACCAGTTTCTGAAGGATTATGATACGGGCAAAGGCGTGGCGCAGCTGTTCGATCTGGATCAGCGCGACAGCATGGTGTCCACCATGAGGGGCGAAATCGGGCGCTTACGCGTGGAAGAGCATGCGCGCTTGGGGTATACCCGCCGCCGGGCCAAAGAGGCGCTGGATGGCGAGGATATGGACCCGGATGAGTTGGATGGTTTGATCAAAGATGCAAGGTTCAGTGGCGATCCCGCGCTTGCGGCGGATGGCGATCAACTGGCGGTGATGGTGCCAACGATCCGAGGCTGGGCGCAATTGAAGCCCGCTGAGCTGCAGCAAGAATTATCGCGCTTGCGAGGGATTAAGGGCGGCCCTGGAAAAGAAGATAAGCGCATCAGCGCCGGAGATACCTTGTTGGGCAAAATGAATGCCGGTCTTGCCCGCGACCCCATATCGTGGGCGGCGCGGGCTGGCCTGGTGCGCGTCGAGCCTATTGATACATCAACGCCGAATGGGTTCGTGGCAAGTCTGAAGCGCCGCGCGCCGCAAGCCGTTGGCGTTGGAGAGTATTACGGGCAGGCAGTCAAATATTTCACCGATGAAGAGGCCGAGGCGCTGGCCAGTCTGCATCATGACGACCCGCAGCGCGCGGCCACGCTTGCGGGGAATATCATGCGCGCGCTGGGGCCGAATGAGGGTAAGCGCGCGATTGCACAGATCGCGCCGAAGGATCCCACATTTGCCCATGTCGCCGCACTGCAAGTTCAGGGCGGGGCTGCGCGGTTTGTGCCGGATGCTGCAGCGGGCAAGGCGCTGCGCAATGCCCCCGGTTTTAAGGCGCGCGTTGAGTGGGATGACGTGCATGATACCGCAGATGCCATGTTTGAGGATGTTTTCCGTCTCAACCCAGTGGTTGGCAACACGGCGCGGGCGCTGGCGTACGATGCCGCGAATGCCAGACTGGCGCGCGATCCAGGGTTGGATAAGAAAGCGGCGGTGAAGGCGGCCTTGTCTGAGGCTGTGGGTGGTGTCAGCCGCAATGGCGTTTCGTTTGGTGGTGTCGGCCCAGGTGTCAATGGTGTGAAAACCCTTGTGCCCAACTGGATAAAGACTGACCGACTGGGGTATGTCGTAGCCAATATGACACCATACGATTTCACCCGCGCTGGTGGTGAGATTGCAAAATGGGCTGATGGAAAGACGCCGGTGCCACCGGTAGTAATGAGGTCCGCGCGGCTGGTGCCGATTGGATCTGGCCGGTACTATTTGCAGACCAACCGCGCGGGAAAGCCAACATACATACCTGGTGGAGGACCTGGTGGTTTTTTCGTCCTGGATTTGAACAAAATCCGGCCTGATCTGGCCAAGCGCCATGCTGGCGTGGTGATGCCATGAGTGAGGCGGGTGATTTCTTTTTCGGGGATCCCTATACGGCGGACGCGCGCCCCGCCGCACAGCCAAAACCAAAGCCCAGCTTTATTGAGGGTTTTTCGGCGGGGTATGAAGCGCAAACGAAAGCCCGCAACCGAGTTTCAGAAGCGCGTGCATTGGAGCGCGCCTATGACAAGCGGATTGATGCGCTGGTAAAATCGGGCGGGCCGAAGCTGGCCAATCCATTTCGGGCGGATACGATTGATCTGGGTGGCACGAGTTTCGCCCTGCCCCGCTTGCCATCAGCTTTTGGCACATCCGCCGAAGATCGCCAGTCTGCCATGCGCACTTTCGAGCGCCGATACGGTGAAGCGGCCAAGGGTCGCCCGGCAGTGAGGTTGCCAACACATGATGAGATGATGGCTGAGGTTTACAGCGATGCGCGTGATGCTGAGGGCCGCGAGGCGGTAGCCTCGGACGGCGCCGGGTTTGCCGGATCGGCGGGGTTGTTTGCGGGCCAGGTGATTGGTGCATTTCAAGATCCGGCCAATCTGAGCACATCGGTGGTATCTGGTGGCGGCAGTGCTGCTGTCGCTGGTGCCAAATCCCTGATTGTTGGGGCTACGCGTGAGGCCGGATTGAACGCTGTCATTCAAGGTATTCAGGAGCCCGCTGTTCAGGATTTTCGTAAGCGCGCGGGACTGGATGCCGGGCTTGATGTCGCGCTGAAGAATATCGGAACGGCGGCTGCAGGCGGCGCAGCTTTTCACGTTGGCGGCGAACTGGTTGGCAAGGGGCTGCAGGCCATTACCAAAGTATTCGATCGCGGCGCTGACGCTGCGCGGGTGGCTGCTGATCTGCCTACAGATGTGGTTGAGGCTTTAGGGGCGACATTGGGGGATAAACCCCCAATCGCGCGTGCTGCGGCGCACGTGCTGGAGCGGGAACGTGAGCTGGCCGAGGCGCGACCGGTTGACGTGACGCGCAGTGAGCATGATGAAGTGCTGACACGCACTTTTGAGGCTTTGGAAGCTGGTGCGCCCGCGCCGACGGTCATGCGCACATTTAGCCATGATGATGCCTTAGCCCAGGAAGCAACCATGCCGTCGCTGCGGGTATTGCGCCCCGATCGTGCATTTGCGCCCGATGGCCGTGTTGTTGATGTGGAGTATGGTGTCGTTGACCTGGGTGATCTGAAAGCCAGCCATGATCCATTCAGCTTCGAGAGTAACCCCCTTTTTCCTGCTGAACTGCAACCGCGTGACCGCGCGGACAATCGCAATGTGCTGGCTGTGCGGCGGATTGCAGAAAATTTGCAGCCCGAGCGTTTGGGGGAAACCTTTGATGCCGCCACCGGCGCGCCCATTGTGGGGCCGTCTGGCGTGGTTGAGAGCGGTAATGGCCGTGTGATGGCCCTTGCCCGTGCCTATGCTGAGAACGGCCCTCAGGCGGGCGCATATCGCGATTATTTGGTGAGTCGGGGGTATCCTGTCGAAAATATGCAAAACCCCGTGCTGGTGCGTGTACGTGCCACGCCGCTGGATGCCGAGGGGATGCGTGATTGGACAATGGCGGCAAATGGTAGAACGACAACCGCTATGTCTGTGGTTGAAACTTCGGCGGCGGATAGCGTGCATTTGGATGCGGATGTCATGGGACTATACCGTGGCGGGGCTCTGGATAAGGTTGAGAATGCGGCCTTTGCCCGTGCCGCGCTGGCGCGCATGGCGGATGCAACCGAGTTGAATGAGCTGGTGCGCCCGAATGGAGCGCTGTCGGCGGATGGTGTGCGCCGGTTGAAAGCCGCTCTGATGCAAAGGGCGTATGATGATGGGGATTTGATAGCGCGGCTATATGAAGACCCATCGCCGGAAATCAAGGGGATTGGCCAGGCGCTGGAGGGTGTTGCGGGTGAATGGTCTGCCATGCGGCTGGAAAGCCAGGGTGGGCGGATCGCTGCCAACGTAGATGCAACCCGTGACCTGATGGAAGCTGTGGGTCTGTTCCGTCAATGGCGTGAAAAAGGGCTTGATCTGACCCGCATTTATGAGACAACGGACATGTTTGGGCGATCGAGCCTGGCACATGAGTTTTTGCGCCTGTTGTTCGTTGATGGTAGCATGAAGCGTGCACGGGCGGCGGATAAGGTCGCTGCTGATCTGGCGGCTTATGCGCGTTCGGCCCGTGCCACGCAGCCGGGTGTTAATCTGTTTGGTGGAGAAGATCCCAATGCCGACGAAATCCTTGGCCGCATCATCGGACAAAAAGACAGCGCAGTTGCCAGTAACGGATCCGAAGGCGTTGATCTTGTCGGGCTTGCTGAAGCGCCACGAGGCGGCACAGACCCCGGACTATCAACAGTCGATCGCGCGGCTGACAGCGCAGGCATACGGTCAACCAGCCCCATAATTGACACCGAAAGCGCCGAACGGGCGCTGGTGGCATTGGATGATCCCAATGGGGTTGGCGCCGATGCCCAGGCGGACCGGTTGGCGGCCCAGATGGAAAACCGGATCACCGGCGATACGCCTGGTGGTGACCTGTTCGGCGATGGTGCGCCTGTCGATTTTGCTGCCGGTGATGATGCCGGGGTTGCGCGCACCATGACGCGTGCGGAAATCAAAACGGAAATCGAGCGCGATCAAACCCTGCTGGATCGCCTGAAGGGGTGTGCGGATCATGGATAATTTCTTGCTGTGTATCGCGAATGCACAAAAAGAGGGAGTTGCTGATCCTGACCGCGCGGAGCGCGCACGCGGGCTTTACGAGGAGTACAAAAAGCAATTCAGCCTTGATCTGGGTGATGATGAAGCGCGCGCCGCTGCCGCGAAGGCAGCGCATGAGGCATTGGCCGCCGAGGCCCGCTTGAAAAAACGCCGGCTGCTGTTGACGGAGCGCGCGGCGACGCGGCTTGAGGCGAACCTGAACGCTTTTCGCAACAATGCGGGCGAGGAAGATTTTGGCGAGGCGATCCTGGCTGTGCTGGAAAACACCACGGCACAAGGCACAACAACGTATCCGTCTGTGATGAGCCGTTTTAAGGCTGTGCGTGGCCGGGCGCATAGCCGTATGGCTGAAGCCATTCTGACGTTCAAGCGCACGGCGATCGGTCAAACCCCAGAGCGCGCGCGATTGGACAACCTGGTGCGCGAGGCCTTTGGTGAGCATACAGGGGATGAGGCCGCGAAACAGTTGGCGGGGGGGTGGCGTGATGCGCATGAGTTTCTGCGCCGCCGCTTCAACGCTGCCGGTGGCGCGATTCCGGCGCGTAAAGACTTTGGCATGCCCACGGGGCATGACACTGTGGCAGTGCGCCGTGCTGGGTATGATGCATGGCGCGGCTATATCATTGACCGGATCGACCCAGCGCGGATGATTGACCCCATCACAGGTAAAGCCCCGTCGCCCGAAGGCCTGGAGGATGGCCTGCGGGCTGCCTATGACGCGATCAGCGCAGAGGGGTGGTCGAAGGTTGCGCCGTCGCGCCGAGGTGGTGGTAAATCGGTCGCTTCTGGCCGCGCTGAGCACCGTTGGCTGGTTTTCAAAAATGCTGACGCCTGGCTGGAATATCAGGGCGTTTTTGGCAACCGCGATCCGTTTGATGTGATGATGGGGCATGTCGATCAGATGTCGCGCGAGGTCGCCGCTATGGAGATCTTGGGGCCAAACCCGGCATCCACGTTGACCTGGTTAAAACAGGTGGCTGCGAAGCGCGCGGCTGAGCGCGCAGCGCGCGGAGATGTGCCTAGGGGCAAGGTGACGTTTTCGCATGTTCTGCCAGAATATCATCGTGATTGGAGTGCGCGCACCGCTGGTGCGACGGCGGCGGTTGATAGCATGTGGGCCAATTATATGGGGACCAACCAAGCCCCGCAAAATGCCGGAGTGGCATATGCATTTGGTACCGTGCGGAATTTGAGTGTGGCAGCACAGTTGGGGTCGGCCACGCTGGCGGCTGTTGCATCTGATCCATTTTTCGCGCGGGCGGCGCGGAAGATGAACGGCCTTAAGGTTTCCGGGGCTCTGACAGATTATCTGAAGTTCTTGAAACCCGGCAGTAAAGCCGATCAGACCTTGGCGATCCAGTCCGGGTTGATCGGCGAGGAAGCCGCCCAGGTGATGAGCGGCCAGGCGCGCTATATCGGGGAGATCGACGGGACCAGGGCCACGCGGCTGCTGGCCGACCGTATCTTGTATGTGTCGGGGCTGTCACCGTGGACCCAGGCTGGTAAATGGGCGTTCGGCATGGAATTTCTGGGTGCGTTGGGGCGCAATTTAAAAACCGGCTGGGGCAAACTTGATCCTGATTTCAGGACCGCGCTTGAACGATACGACTTTGATGAGCTGAGCTGGAAATCCTTGCAACGTGTAGAGCCATACACCCATGGTGGCGCGCGGTTTTTGCGGCCCGAGGATGTGGCCACCAGCCGCAATCTGCCCGCCGGTGAAGCCGACGAGCTGGCCACGCGGCTTTTGGAAATGGTGCAGTCTGAAACGGCATTTGCCGTGCCAGATTCAACCCTGCGTGCCCGGGGCATGTTGGTTGCTGAAACCCGCCCTGGATCAATAGCTGGCGAGTTGACGCGATCGTTTGCCATGTACAAGCAATTTCCGGTTACGCTGATGATGATGCACATGCGCCGTTATGTGGGTGAAGCCGTGAAGAGCCCAAAAGGTTTGCAGAATGCGACTGAGTTGTTCATTGGCCTGACGCTGGGTGGTGCGTTGGCGGTGCAGATGCGCGAGATTGCCAAGGGCCGCGATCCGCGCCCCATGGATAATCCCGATTTCTGGTTGTCGGCTGCAATGGCTGGCGGGGGGTTGAGCGTTTATGGCGATTTCCTTTATGCCGCGTCAAAGCCGGATGGCACAGGGATTGCCACGTATATCGCCGGACCGCCCGCCAGTTTTGTTGGCGGGGTTGGAAAGGTTGTGGGGTCGGCGTTTGGTGAAATTGAAGAAGCCGCCGGTGGTGGTGAACACCAGACCGGACGCGCGTTTGTTGATTTTCTGCGCAAAAGCACGCCTGGATCTTCGCTGTGGTACACGCGTCTGGCCATGGATCGATTGCTGTTCGACACGCTGCAAAAGTGGGCAGACCCTGACGCAGCGGATCATTTTGATAATCTGGAAAGCCGATATGAAGAGCGCGGGCAGGATTTCTGGTGGGCACCAGGCGAGGAAGGGCCTGAGCGGGCGCCGGATTTGAGTGCCGCCCTGCCCTGATGAAATTACGGAACGTGGCGGCGGCATACCCTGAGCGGGTGAAGTGGACCCCGCCGCATGACCGCCCTGACAATTCCATTTTCTGATCGCCGTCGCCTGTACGATGCAACCGCTGGACAGGTGGATTTTGACTATGATTGGCCGATAACAAGCGCGGCCTATATTGAAGTTCAAATCAAGCGGGTGGCGACCGGTGAATCTGAGGTTTTAACAACAGATGATTTCAGTGTGTCGGGCGTTGGCCAGCAGAATGGCGGCGCTGTTACTCTGACCACGGGCGCTGCTGAGGGTGACCTGGTACTGGTTCAGAGCAATTTCCCAGAGGCCCGCCCGGCGAATATCGGTGTCACCGGTCCTCTCCGGTCCAGCGACTTGAACGCGGACATGGCCCATTTAACAGTTGTTGTCCAGCAATTGCGCCGGGATATGGATTACTGCGTACGCGGGGATATCTTCTCGACGGCGGATGCCCAATATCTTCCTGCGGCCAATGACCGTGCGGGCAAATTCCTTTACTTCAACGGCGACGGAAATTTGAGGGCTGGTAACCAAATCAGCCTGCCGGTCTCGACATACGCAACCGATCTTCTGCTTGCTGAGACCGTTGATGAGTTTCTTGCCGCTTCGGGTTTTGCTGGCCGTGGCGGGTTCTATCCAAATCATCATGAGCTTGATGCTGGCCGCCCGAATGGGGTTGTGCATGTGATCGGGGACCGCATCCTGCGGGGCCCAACCGATGATTTGAAGCCGGGTCGCGGATATGTGGCTATCACTTCCATTGTGCGCTCAGGCACAACCGCGACTGCTATCTCTAATGCGCACGGGCGGACCACGGGGCAGGTGCTGCAAATCACTGGCGGCAACGAAGCGGACTTCCTGGGGAAGAAGACCATTACCGTTACCGGACCGAACACCTTCACCTATCCTATTTCTGGGTCTGCTGCGGCATCGGCATCGGGTGATCTGCACTGGTCTCTGATCAGCGGCGTCAACAACTGGCTGGAAGAGTTGCGCGCGTGCACGGTTAAGAATCATCAGGCCATCATCATGTCGAGCGAGGGGCTTGGCGCGTTGATCACCGGTGTTCGCGCGTCTGACAACGCGGTATCGACTGAGGATGCAATTGCTGGGTCGAACTGGGCCTATAACGATGTTAACAGCGCTCTGCAGCGTGTTTATGCTGGCCTGGACGAGGCCATCACTATTTATGCGGGTGGCGCCATTGGGCGTGAGATCGATATCGTCCAGGGCGGTGTGGCTGCAACACCCATCAGCGCTGCTACTCCATATGTGAATGGGTCATCGATAGCGCTTTGGCTCGCCAGTGGTGGTCAGAAGAGCACGAAGCCCTTCCCGATTTTTCCAGCATCTTGCGCTTTGGGCATTGTCGCCAATGGGGAAAGCTTCTTAAAGGGCATCATCTTCGGATACAATGCGTTGTATGGTTGTAACGGCACTACGGGTTCAGCCGTCGCCCTTGAGTTTATAACTGGTCATGCGCAACAATGGCTCAATCCTGCAGGCGCGCTCTGCGCTGCTATTAAGACTGGTGGGACGGTCACGACTTATGCGCAAGCCCTGAATTTCAGCAACAATGGCGCATCCTTCCAAAATGCCAACGGCACGGTGGACTTCTTCCGCGTTTCCGGCCTGACAACGGATCTGAACGGCGTGCACGTGATCGGTGGCGCTACGGGGGCGGGCGTCAAGTTCTTGACCATCGGCGAAACCAACGTCGATATGATCTTTGAGACCGCCGGATCTGGCGTCATCAAAACCAGTGACCCGCTTTGGGTGTATTTCAGCGGCTCAACTTCTGGCGATCCGACCGCGAAAGGTATGATCCGTCTGTGCAACCCAGGCGGTGCAGCCGGATCGAGTGGTGGCGTTGAGTGGCTGAGTACTCGATTTGGCAGCGGTTATGGCTGGCGTATGGATACGCCCGATGAGGGCGGCGGCTCCACGCCAATGATCGTTTATAACCGGGCAAACAACGCGGCATGGACGGAGCACACTCGGTTTGTTGCAAATGGCGGCATTCGCATGCCCGTGCTGGCTGCTGATCCTACCTCGGTGGCCAATGGTGACATATATTACAATAGCGCTGGTGGGTACGCCAAAGTCCGCGCTGCCGGTGCCTGGCACCGGGCAAGCTTTGCGGTCCAGGCCGTTGCTGCATTTACCGGCCAGGACAATGCGCAGGCGGGCGCAACATACGCAAAGGTCAATGACTTGAACACTCTGAGATCTGCGCTCGTTACTGCGGGCATACTGACTTAACCCTAAAAAACATGGAGAGATTTGATGAAATACAGCCTGACTGACGTGATTAAGTGGCGCGGTGAAACCGTCAAATTTAAGGCGTTGAAAAGCCCGGATGCCGATGTATCAAAAATTGATTCGTACACGACAAAGGATTTCACACTGGATGACGCCTTGAGCGCCATGTTCAATTCTAACCCTCAGTCTGAAGACGGGCGTTCATTGCCGCTGAAGGCTTCGGATTTGCAGCGCCGCATGGAAATTTACAATGCCTGCGCAAAGGCTGAGGGCGGTGTAATTGATCTGGGGGTAGACCAGGTGAGTTACATTAAGGCTCAGATCGTCTTTGCCATCGGCCCGTCAAGTGCGGTTGCTGTAATCGCCCATTTGGAAGCGGCGGAAAAAGCTGTCCCCTCTGACGGGGCTTAATATCAGAGTGACGTGGCCGGTAGTTGCGGGGGTGCGTGATGTACAGCAAAGAGGGGCCAGCGGGTACGCTGGGTGAGCGCATGGCGGGAATTGACAGTTGGGTTGAAGGCCATGAGCAGCTGTGCGCTCAGCGCTATCAGACACTCGCGGACGGTGTTGCGGGCCTGAAGAGGGTTGGATTTTGGGCTTTGGGGGGTGTGACCGCCACTTTTGTCGCCGTTATTGGATGGATGGCCGTGCAACTTTGGGATGGTTATGCGGGGCGGATTGACCGCCTGGAGCACGGTCAGTTTGAGGGGCGCGGTCCATGACGCGTCCCGTTAACGCTGCTGGCGTCTCTCTGATTAAGGAATTTGAAGCTAAGCGGTTGCGTGCATATCTCTGCCAGGCGGGGGTGCCGTCCATCGCCTGGGGGCACACCCGCACTGTCTCTGCGCGTGATGTTAAGTCTGGCAAGACCATCACTGAAGCTGAAGCTGAGCGGCTGTTGCGCGAGGATCTGACGGAAGCGGCGCGCAGTGTCGAGCGCCGTGTCACGGTAGCGTTGAATGACAACCAGTTCGCCGCACTGGTGAGCTTTGTGTTCAATGTGGGGGCGCTCGCGTTTGGCGGGTCCACGCTGCTTAAGCGGATCAATGCCGGAAAGTTTGCTGATGTGCGCGCGCAACTCGCACGCTGGAACAAAATCCGGCTCGATGATGGGTCCTATGAGGTTTCAGCAGGGTTGACGCGCCGTCGCGCCGCCGAGGCTGATTTGTTCGAGCGTGCCGCATGACCGCCCCAGACGATACCCCGCCCGAGCCAAAATGGTTCTTTCGCCGCATTTATGCCGGGGTCCTGACGGTATTAATTGCTGCCGGAGTGGCGCTTATAATCTTCAAGATCGACACACCATTAGACCTGCGCTGGATCGCACTGGCCCTGATCGTCCGTGGCGTTCTGCTCGATACACTCTATATCGCGGGGGCCTCGTTCGACTGGGCGCAGATCGTGCGCGTGCGCTTCGGAAAGGGTGGCGACAATGCTTGAAACCATTCTGTGGCGTGCCCTGTTGCGCAAAGCCGCCCTATGGGCCGCACTGGTCATCGCCGTTGTTGGTTTTATCTGGTGGTTCAATCTGCGTGGCGAAAAGATAAAGCGCCTGCAAGCCTCTGAGAAGGCCGTACAAGCGCAACTCGCCACAGAGCGTCTATCACACCAAAAGCAGATTGAAGCCTATCAGGCCGGTTTCAGGGCCGTGTCTGAGCTGCAATCCAAACGTGTCGAGGTTGTTACCCGCCTGCAAACCATCGAAAGCGAGGTGGCCCATGCGCCCATCACCCGTGATTGTGCTGATAGCCCTGCTGTGCGGATTGCCCTTGGTGAGTTGCGCGAGCAAGCCGCCGGTCCCGCCGGTGGGGCCGATCATCCCTGATGCGCTGCTGATCTGTTTGCCTGAGCCCGAGGTTCCGGCCGATCCTGTGACCGATAACGCGCTGGCCACGTATATGCTGCGCCTGCAAGTGGCGGGGCAAGACTGCCGGGCGACGGTGGCGGCTGTGAAGGTTTTTTTGAGCGAGATTGGTGAGTGAGTGTTTGGTGCGGACGTCTTAAAGTCGGACGTCCGACTTTAAACAAAGTCGGAAAATCTCATTTTGTTCACGGTCTAAATTGTCTAAGTCATTGAAAAGAGTGGCGCACTCGGAGCGATTCGAACGCCCGACCCCCAGATTCGTAGTCTGGTGCTCTATCCAGCTGAGCTACGAGTGCATCAAGGCCGCGCTTTTAGCGTGTCGGGCTGCCGGGCGCAAGCCCTTATCTTTCAGCTTGAGGCTGATACAAAGGGGCATGATCAAACGCCTGTCGCTTTTTGCCCTGACCGCCGCCCTTGTGTCTGCCTGTGCCAGCGTGCCCGTACCGGGGCTGGTGCCCACAGCACCGCACGCCATGGTCGTGGCCGCCAACCCCCACGCGGTCGAGGCCGGGATGGCGGTTCTGCGCGCGGGCGGTGATGCCACAGATGCCGCCATTGCCGTGGCCGCGACGCTGACACTGGTCGAGCCGCAAAGCTCAGGGCTCGGCGGTGGCGGGTTCATGATGCACTACAACGCCCGCACCGGTGCGGTCACAGCCTTTGACGGGCGCGAAGTGGCACCGGCGGCGATCAAACCAGATGTGTTCCTGAATGCGGACGGCACCGCCAAACCGTTTCTGGAGGCCGCCCGGTCGGGTAACAGCATCGGCGTGCCGGGATTGGTGGCCATGCTGGATCTGGCGCACACCAAATATGGCCGCAAAACCTGGGCCGAGGATGTGGCTTTTGCCCGCGATCTGGCCACTGCCGGGTTTGAGGTTTCGCCGCGCATGGCGCGCTTGATCGCATCCGACCCCGCGCTTGTGCGCCAGCCGTGGATGCAAAAGCTGTATTTTGATGCGCAGGGCCAGCCGCTGCCGACCGGTGCTGTGTTGAAAAACCCCGGTTATGCCGATGTATTGCGCCGCCTCGGAACCTATGGCGCCAGCAGTTTTTACCAAGGTGCCATCGCACAGACCATCGCCGCCGTAGCGGCCACAGCGCCCGATGGAGGGACGATGACGCTGGAGGACATGAAGGCGTACAAGGCCCTGCCCAAGGAAGCCTTGTGCCGCCCTTATCGCACCTATCGCATCTGTGTGCCGCCCCTGCCGGGCGGCGGGGTGGGACTGCTCGAAATCATGGGCACCCTCGCCCACACAGATATCGCCAAACGCGGGCCACAGGACGCCACCGCGTGGCATCAATTTGTCGAGGCCGCTCGGTTGATGCTGGCGGATCGTGCCGTCTATTACGCGGATCCCGATTATGCCGAGGATGTCAGTGCGCACCTGTTGAACCCCGCCTATCTGCGCACCCGTGCCACCTTGATCGGGACCCGTGCACTGACCGCCCCGCCGCCGGGTGAAATCCGCGTCGGGCTTGCGGGCGATCCCACATTCCAAAACACCGGCACCAGCCATTTTGTTGTGGTGGATAGCGATGGCGATGTCGTCAGCGTCACACAAAGTGTCGAGTATGTGTTTGGGTCAGGCCGCACCGCGGGCGGTATGATCCTGAACAACCAATTGACGGATTTCAGTTTTGTACCGCAAAAGGATGGCGTGCCCGTTGCAAACCGGGTTGAGGGCGGCAAACGGCCGCGATCCAGCATGGTACCGACCCTGGTGTTCGATGCGAAAGGCCACCTGGTGCTGGCACTGGGGTCACCTGGTGGCGCCTCTATCCCCAGCTATGTCGCCAAGGTTTTGGTCGGCGTGCTGGATTGGGGACTGCCGCTGCAAGAGGCGATCGACCTGCCCAACATCGTGGCCAAACCGGACAGCGTATCGGCAGAGGTGGACCGCCTGCCCGCCACGGTGATCGAGGGGTTGCGTGCACGCGGCCACACCGTTACGGCTGTAACGGGCGAGGACAGCGGCCTGCACGCCGTGCAATTTTCAAGGCGCGGCCTGGTCGGCGCGGCGGACAGGCGGCGCGAGGGCGTGGTGGGCACAGAGTAA